AATCTATAGATCATATATATCCACAAATGAAAAAAAGTTATAAACCTATTACAGATTTCAATGCAATAAACAATAAACTAATAAACCAGTTAACAACTGTATTTAATATGTATGAGGATGTTAACTTTTATCATGTGCAAGGATCACAGGGGAATTTTAGAGAAAATGTTATTAGCGAGTTTAACTGGTGTCCCAACCTTACAACTATAGATATTAAAACGTTTGTAAGCCGATCACATTTAGGAGTTACGAGTAATTTGTAACAAATAGATCACTTACAGTTTTAATCTTGCCCATAATCTCTTTAATTTTAAATGTACTAAACACACCAGGATGTAATGGTTTGGGCCAGCCTTCAATAGATACCCAAGCATATCCTTTGTGTTCGTCGTTAAGCGTGGGAATGAATTCATTCTCTACTACACTTATAAACGTGTGATATTCAAATTTTTTATTTTTACTTGTAAATTTTTCTATAGGAATGTGTTTACTTATTGGCGGCTCAAATCCAACTTCTTCTACAATCTCTCTTGATAGCCCTTGTATAGCACTCTCATTGTTTTCTACCTTGCCCCCTACAAACGCCCATGTGTCGCCATAACTGTCTTTATTGCGTAATAAAAATAGATAGCGTTTTGTATTTGTAGCAAAAAATATAGTACCAATGTTTTGGTTCATATAACTAGGGACCAGTCCCCTGCTCTGTATTCGCCTTCATAACTCTTTACCCAAGAAGACCCGTTCCATTTATACTGGATACCAGAAGTTATGTTTGTTGTATATTGAACACCCGATTCACTACTACTGTCAAACTTTACTTCCCACTTGGTGCCATCATACTCAATAATATCATTAGCACCAGCAACAAAGTCTACATTTGCAGTACTTTTCCATGCGTCTGCACCGTCTGTGTTGCTGCTATCACCAATTGCATTAAGAATTAAATAACGTTGTCCAGCACTTGATGCGCTTAACCCAGCCCCTGGAGCATTGTTTAAAGGATTAATAATTTTTAGTACAGAAGTTATTGTGTTTGTTGGTTTTGTGTCTTCATTAATTGTAAACAACAACTTGTAATCATCACTTGGATGGTGCGCAACAGTTCCTATAATCTCACCTGTGCCGATTTCCAGTCTAAGTTGGCTTATACCTGCTTGGAGAGCTCCATATTGATTTATTAATGCTTTCCAGGTAGTTTCTTCTGCGGATGCTGGAATCTTTGTCGGAGGATCATTCAATGGATCGTAATCAACTTTGTTAGTAGTTGTTTCTTCCCTGTGTAATATTGTTACTTGATTTCCTATTAGTAATATACCAAAGTTCATAGGGGTAAACTTCATACGTTCACCTAGTAGTATGTCGTTATCAATAACACCGTCGCTGATGCTGCCGCTTTCGTCATATATACTTGCAACAATTTTTTGTACAACTCCAAGTTTTTTAACTTTACTAGGTGCTGTTAACCATATGGGTACAGTAAATGTTAGTGTAGCGATATCAATCGCATCATCAACACCCACAGGAACTGCTCTACTACTCCATTGTGTTTGTGTAAGTTCAATATAACTTAGGCTTGTCCAGTCTAAATAGTTATCTGTGCTTTGTATTTCTAGCGCAGGATTAAATAAAACCAATAATTGTTCTAATAGTTGTAGCTTTTGCGTAGTATTACTTGTCCAGATATCTACATTTAATGTAAGTTGATATGGCACAGGCATCATGCGTTCTACGGTATATGCATTGCCTTGTGTGGTTAAATATTCTCCAGTATTGTGGTCGTATTTTCTCATACGGATGTGCTGTTTATCAATAAATGCTGGGTCCTGCCTACGCTCTGGCTGATACTCCATTGCCGCCACATAACAACTGAGCATAGGAGTAGGAACTACTTTGTTTTCACTATTTTCACGTATAATACTAGACACCATACGAGTAGCATCTCCATATTTTACTGGTACTGTAAGTAGAGTAGTGTTACCAGCACGATCCTTGCCGTATTCAACTTGAAAGTTACTGAATACTCTTATAAATTGTAGTAAGAAACGCCTTACTTGCTCATCATAAAAAAATGTTTGCGCCATTAACTATCTTCCTTGGCTTGTAGTACACTGCTTAGTGCTTGTCTCTGGCTCATAATAGTATTGTCGTCTCTTGTAGTAGTAGCACTATTATTAATAAACCCATCACGTAACGTGTTTCCTGTGCCTGGTGTGAGTTTGCTACGCACATCATCTTCTACTTTGACCCAGCGTGTTCCGCCGTATCTAAACAGCCTGTTGGGCAAAAAGTCCAATCGTAGTATATAGTCGCCTTCGTTTGCACTTGCAGGAAATGCAGTGCCCATTTCTATTGGATAACCGTTGGGAGCAAGTCCATCACCAACCAGATACCCGCCATAGGCTTGTGTATTTTCTGGACTTATTCTTGTACTACTTGCATCCTGCACGTCGCTATCTGCTGTAACTGAAGTACTATCAGCATTGTGCCCTTTTGGCTCTAAGGGTTTGCCTGTGCTATCTGCAGGAACAACATAATATTTGCTAGTATCGTACCCACTTTCCGGAACTTCTGCCTCTGCTTGTTCTACTACCTTGTTAGTAACTTCTAGCTCTTTCTGATAAGTGCTTAATAAATCACGTAAGGTACTGCCAGTGCTTTCACCATCAGAATTAACTTCAATCTTGTTGAGTATGTCATTGTACTCCTGACTATCTACTAATGGGGTAGCCTTAACACGCCAAAGGTGTGGCCACCAGGTAGGGGAATACCCTTCAGTTGGGCGGGTGCCTTCCTGAATAACATAGTATCTTTTTAGTGCTACCTCAAGACTTGTGTCTAAACTATTATAATCTTTTAAGTGCGGCAATTCTAATACATCACCACTCATTAGTCTGCGTCCGAGTATACGATCCATGTCTGCCATATGGAATGTTATGAACAGTGTATCATTTTGCAGGAACAATCCAAACTGACTCAAATCAAAGTCTGTGTCTGCTACATTGTATATGCCACGCATATTATATACGTCAGTGTCATATTTGCGGTCTCTGTTCTCTAAAAATAAGAAATCTTGTATGGCTAGTGGATCATCTTGTGTCGCCTGAGGCTGACTAGCATCATCGCTTTTGCCCTGATCTAATATGCCTAGGTATTTGTGTACGTTGATACCCGTACCGCCCACAGTAAACATTTCTGATATACGGCGGTCAAAAAACTTAAAATCGTTGGTGTGAGCACCATCTTTCCACAATGAGAGTCTAGGCATAAAAAATATCCTTATCGTATAGTATTTATGGCAAAAATGGTTGACGCTCTTGTACTATGTGCTAATATGTATATATAGGAAATGAGGAGCAAGCATATGTTTATAAGCGAATGGAAGAAGTCGGATTGGCGTTCAACGGAAACGTGGGAGTCAGTTAACTGCTCGAGCGGTGATGTGACAATCACCAAGATTGGCGATGGATTCATAGGTCGTGACCCCAACGGAATGCTGGTTTCACAGTTTCCTAATACCTGGGAAAACACTGTTCGGATGATGGAATCTTGCTTTGATTGGCGTGTAGATTTAGGCGAAAAAATAGCCTAAAACGGTTGACGTTCCCTATATCTGTGCTAATATATGTATAGTTAAACAACAAGGACCAAGCAAATGAACAAGGTTTATGCAGTTATCGAAGACTTAGACAACAAGCGCAACGAGCAGGGTTTTGAAACTCGTTGGAGCATGTTCAACGAAGAGATTGTTGACCTCAACGACCGTGTTGTTAACGAAGAGCGTGATATGTATCGCGTAACTTATCGTGCTTTTGACGAGAACCTGCAGGAACACGAGTTCAGCTCGTTCACTGCTACCAACACTGTAGAGGGTTTTTGGAGAGCGGCTGAGTCCGTTTTCCAGCAGGCTAAACGTGAAGTTGGTGACTGGCATGTGTTCGTTGAGTGCTTTGAGCTTGTTGAAGACGGTAGCTTCCGTCTTAGCACTGGTTCATAAAGGTTGACAGAACTTATATCTGTGCTATTATAAAGCATAAGTTAGAATTGAGGAGTTACAGATGAGCAAAGAAGTATCAGACATTGAAGTGCACAACGGTTTTGGTGTAGGTCAATTGCAAACTGCTTTCGATAAGCTCACAGAAGGCATGGACGATTGGAAAATGCCTATCAATACCAATGTCCACATTGGCGAATGGAAACTAATGATTGCAGCTTGTGAATTTTTTACTGGCAGCAAATTATGGCAGGTTAAGGACCTAGGCCTAGGCATGATGCATGTTAAAGCAGACGGTTACTACAATACCATAGTCCAGTTACCTGATCAAACAGGAGCCTAATATGGCAGTAATCTTCGATTTTAAATCTCGCAAGAGAATTAACTTAAATACATTACAGCGTGAATGGGTAGAGTCAGTTGCACACGAAGCAATTGATAATCTGGACACTGCTGATATTATAGGTCTCATAGAAGGGATGGAAGAATACTATGGCGATAAAGACCCGACGTAAAAAAGCACCCAGAGTCCGAGCGCACAAAACTGGTGCAGCGGCAGTTGATACTTCAAAAGGGTATTTGGTCTTTCAGAGGCTCTTCAACGCCAACGTAGACGGTAAAGATAGTGGAAACATTATTAAGTTATATGTACGCAAAAACTTTAGTAAGCCTATAGCGCAGGCTATCCTTAAGAACCCAGAATTTAGCTGGAACACACAAGCAACCGGCGCCTGGTGTTACTGGACATCACAATGTAGTGATGTGCCGTTTGCGGAAGGGTACCTAGGGCCATGTGCCGGTGCTGAAACTGATGAAGCAAGCTACAAGCAGAGCTGTGAGTATTATAATACTAAGTTTAATAATCTAGCAGAGTCTGGTGAATTAATTGTTAAGGCAACTAAAGCTGAAGAAAAGAAAAAATCTAAAGTATACACTCCTGGTATACAAGAGCGTATGCGTGAGCAACTCAGTGACATTGTTGGAGAGTTTGAATCCTGGATAGACGAACAGCCCAGTAAAGATATTCCCAAGATGTTTGACTGGCTCAAAACAAATAATGTAGCACAGGCACACATTAGTAAGATCCGTGAGTACTACGCACCTATTCGCGCAGAGTATGAGATGCTTGCTAATATGCCTACACCTGCTAAAATTAAAAAGATGAGTACAGCAGAGCAGGATAACTGGGAACAAATCAAAGAAGCATACTCGTTCCTATCTAAAGATGATATTAAATGCTATATTAAGTGGTTGGACGTACTAAACTCTGATCTAGATGCTTATACGAATCTTAAACGGGCTACACGTAAAACTCGTGTGAAAAAGGCGCCCAGTGCTAATAAGCTGATATCCAAACTCAAGTACAAGAAAGATGACAGTCGTTATAAAGTTGTTAGCGTTAATCCTACTGCAATTATAGGCGCCACAGAGCTATGGGTATTTAACACTAAGACCCGTAAGTTAGGCAAATATGTAGCAGAAGCTAATCAGGATCTTAGTGTAAAAGGCACTACCTTACAGTTTTTCGATGAGAAGCTGAGTGTGTGTAAAACACTACGCCGCCCTGAGCAACAGCTCGCTGAGTTTGGCAAAGCAGGCAAGGTTGTTCTCCGTAAGTTCTTGGGAAACATTAACGCAACAGAGACAAAAATGAACGGAAGGTTAAACGAACACATTGTTCTACTGAAGGTTTCTTAATAAATACTATATAAGGAACTTATTATGGCTGTTGATCTAACATCTCTCAGAAAAGACATACAAGACTACATTTATTTCCGTTTAGGCGGTGATATGGTAGACGTAGAACTTGACCCATCACATTATAATATGTGCATTGATCAGGCTGTTAGAAAGTATAGACAAAAAGCACAAGGTGCTACAGAAAGCAGCTATGTTTTCCTTGAGATTGTAGAGGAGCAGCAGGAGTATATACTGCCAGATGAGATACAAGAAGTACGTCAAGTATTCCGTCGCAGTGTGGGCAGCGGGTCAAGCGATACAGGAACACAGTTCGAACCATTTGAAGCAGCCTTTGTAAACACTTACTTGTTACAAGCAGGCCGTGTAGGTGGACAAGCAACATATGAAATGTACTATCAGTATCAGGAATTGAGTGCAAGGCTGTTTGGTGGGTTTGTAAACTTTGATTGGGACCGTGTAAATAAAAGACTTACACTGCTACGTAAGTTTTCAGCAAGTGGTGAATCTGTAATACTCTGGTGTTATAATACACGCCCAGATACTACATTACTACAAGATAAAAAAACACAACCTTGGATACAGGATTATAGCCTGGCATTAGCCAAATATACACTAGGTGAAGCACGTAGTAAGTTCAGTACCATTGCGGGTCCGCAGGGTGGCACTAGCATGAACGGCGACACACTCAAAGCTGAAGCACAGGGCGAAATGCAACAATTAGAAGTAGATCTCAGAAATTATGTTGATGGCAGTGATCCACTTAGTTTTATTATTGGTTAATTATACAAAATAATGTTATAATTAATACATGATTATAGGATTAATTGGATTCATAGGGTCAGGCAAAGGCACTGTAGGCGACATGCTCTCAGAGCAAGGGTTTACGCAGGCTAGTTTTGCACAACCATTAAAAGATGCTACAGCAAGTATCTTTAATTGGGACCGTGAACTACTAGAAGGCATCACAGATGCTAGCAGAGCCTGGCGAGAACAAGTAGATCCCTGGTGGGAAGAACGGTTGGGTATACCCGATTTTAGCCCACGACTAGCATTGCAATTAATGGGCACAGAAGTTTTCCGCAATCACTTTCATCAGGATACCTGGATTCTAAGTATGGAAGCAAAACTTAAAGATACTACAAACGATTTTGTCATAACAGATGCACGGTTTCCTAACGAAATAAACATGATCCGCAATCAAGGTGGCGTTGTGGTGCGTGTTAAAAGAGGCGACGATCCAGAATGGTTTAGTTTAGCAGAGACTGATATTGATGCAATGCCTCAGGTATATCCAGATATACATGCTAGTGAGTATAGCTGGTGTAGTGTTACGCCCAATTATCTTATTACAAACGATACCACATTTGCAGATTTAAAAAATACAATTACAGATCTTCTAGCAGATCTCCACGATTCCAACCAGTAGTGCTTACTTCTACATTACAATTTAAGCACAACGTAATTAAATTCTGTATGCTAATGTGTTCACGATTTCCGTCAACATAATAAACTGTCATTTGTTCTGGTAATTTAGGATCAAATCCGCAGTTTTCACATTTTGATTTCATTCTATAGCCAGCTAAAAACCACCTAGGAAACTTATTAGTAGGTTGCTTGTTTTTTTCTTTATTGCATTTTTCACATAGTTTTCTATAATAAATTTTGCCGCTGCGGTGATAATTAACAGCGCACGGGGTAATTCTACATGTCGAACATAAAGGTCTCATAGTACTCTTATTTACACGATTTATACGAACCTTTAAAGGGAGTATACTAATAGCCTGTTTTTCAGTACATTTAATAAATACTATTACATAACAGACTCTGTTTAAGGATGAAAATATCATGGCATTAGTATCACCAGGCGTCGAAGTTACAGTAGTTGACGAAAGTCAGTACGTACCAGCAGACCAAGGAACAGTTGCAAGTATTATTGTTGCAACAGCACAAGACAAAACAACAGGCAGTGGCTCAGGCACTGCCGTCGGAACAACAGCCGCTAACGCAGGCAAAACATATCTCATTGGCAGTCAGAGAGAACTTACCTCTACATTTGGAAACCCAAGTTTTTATACCACAGCAGGAGGTACTCCTATTCATGGATATGAAATTAACGAATACGGATTGATGGCAGCACACAGTTTGCTTGGCGTAAGTAACAGAGTATATGTTACTAGAGCCGATGTTGATCTTGGAGAGCTTGTAGCAAGTACAAGTAGGCCAACAGGTAATCCTGCAGCCGGAACAGTTTGGTTAGATTCAAGTTTAGATAGCCGATGGGGTATTTTTTCCTGGAATGCTAGCACAGGCGCCTTTACAAATAAAGTGCCTACTGTTATTACTAGCACATCTGATTTAGACGGTGGTGTACCGAAAACATCAATTGGTGCTATTGGCGATTATGCTATTGTAGGAACAAATGTTGCTAATCCAGCATACTACAAAAACCGTAGTAACGCCTGGGTATTGGTTGGTAGCACAGGTTGGCAACAATCATGGCCTACAATTTCAGGCACAACTGCTAGTCCAACACTAGTAAACGGTAATACTATTGTTATTAATAGTTCAACTGTTACACTGAGTGGAACAACAGCAAGTGCCCTTGCAAGTAATATTAATAGTGCGGGCATTACAGGTGTTACAGCAGCCGCAGTTGATAACAAAGTTGAAATTTATGCTACAAGTTCAGCAGCAAGTGATGGATCAACTACAGATGGCAAAGTTGTACTTGCTAACGGATCAGGAACAATTTTAAGTCTTTCCGGACTTACTGCAGGAACATATGCGTGTCCATTGGTTCAACAGAGCCAGCACTTTACGGTTCCAGAGTGGAAGTCAACAGATACTACACCACGCCCAAGTGGAAGTGTTTGGGTTAAAACTACTGCAAATAATCTTGGTGCAGATCTAGATGTTGGAGTTTATGATACAACAACACAACAGTTTGCCACTGTTGATGCTCCACTTTATGAAAATGATCAAACCGCTCTTAAGAACTTGGACAGCACAGGCGGCAAAGCAATTGCAGCGGGCGTTTATTACACACAATTTGATGTTACAGAAAACGACACAGTTACATATAAATTATTCAGTAGATTTGCAACTGGAGTTTTAGAAGTTACTGGTAACGTTGATGCAGCTACGCCACTTACTGCAAGTGATCAATTTACTATCCAAGCAAGTGCAGCTAATAGCACAACACTTACATCAGCAGCAACAGTAACAATTAGTGGTACTTCATTAGCAGATATTGCAAGTGACATTAATGGAGCAAACGTTGCAAACGTAAGTGCAGAAGTAACATCTAGCGGTTTTCTTAAAATTAAACATGCACTAGGTGGTATGCTTATTTTAAAAGATACAACAGGTACTCCGTTAACGGATGCAGGCATTGTTACAGCAATTACTACTGGACAAGTTCGTGCAGGTAATAGCAGTGACTTAATTGTAAGTAACTGGGTTGCTCCAACTTACACAATTAGCACAAGTTCACCAAGTTCTGATCCAGCAGACCAGCGTTATTGGTATCATGGAGGGCTTGATGTCGATATTATGATTCATGATGGGGGCACTTGGAAAGGTTATCAAAACGTAACCAGTGATGCACGTGGACACAATCTTAGTAATACGAGTCCAAATGGTGTAATTATTAGCGCAACGGAGCCACTTACTCAAAGCGACGAAACAACTGTTGTGGTAGGTGATCTTTGGTTAGATTCAAGTGATCTCGACAACTACCCAAAAATTTATCGTTACGAAACAGTAGACAGCGAAAACGTATGGGTACTAATTGATAACACAGATCAAAACACAGAAAATGGTATTCTGTTTGCTGATGCACGGTTTATAGGCGATACAACAACTGACGTTGTTACAGGAACAATTCCAACAACTAAGACATTGCTAACAAGTGATGTTGTTGATATTGACCGTCCAGACCCAGCAATTTATCCACGTGGTATGCTACTGTTTAATACACGCCGTAGTTCCTATACTGTTAAACAATTCCGTAGCAATTACTTTAGTCGTACAAACTTTAGTGATACTACACTGTATCCAACACTTCCTACAGAGAAGGATGCATGGGTAACAGCAAGTGGTAACAAAAATGATGGATCACCCTACATGGGACGCAAGGCTGTACGATCAGTTGTTTCAGCAGCAATGAAGTCAGCTATTGATGCTAGTGAAGAACTACGTGAAGACAGCAGAGACTTCAACGTTATTGCAGCGCCTGGATATCCAGAGCTAATTGCTAATATGGTAAGTCTAAACAACGACAGACGTAATACAGCATTTGTTGTAGGTGACACACCAATGCGTCTAGCAGCTATTGGCAGTACACTACAAAATTGGGCAACCAATGCTAACAGTGCAAGTGATAATGGCGATGATGGATTAACAACTACTGATCCATTCCTCGGTGTGTTCTACCCCGCTGGTCAAACAACAGATCTAAGCGGTTCAACAATTACTGTTCCAGCAAGTCATATGATTCTACGTACTATTGCACGTAGCGATGATCAGAGCTTCCAATGGTTTGCTCCAGCTGGTACACGCAGAGGCCTTGTTGACAACGTTGGTAGCATTGGGTACATTAATAGTGCAACTGGCGAGTTTGTTACAGATAACGTTCGGGAATCACTACGTGACACGCTATACACTAACAATATTAATCCAATTACATTCTTTAATGGTGTTGGCATTCTTAACTATGGTAACAAAACAAATGCAGCATCTACTAGTGCATTAGATCGGATCAACGTTTCAAGATTGATTGCATACCTACGCAAGACTTTACAGCGTACAGCAGTTGGCTTTGTGTTCGAACCTAATGACAAGATCACAAGAGACGAACTAAAACAACTACTTGAACAGTTAATGAATGATCTTGTTGCAAAGCGTGGCATTTACGATTACATAGTTGTTTGTGACGAGAGCAATAATACAAATGACAGAATTGATCGTAACGAATTGTATGTTGATATTGCTATTGAACCTACCAAGGCTGCGGAATTTATCTTTATTCCAATTAGACTTAAGAACACTGGTGAGATTGCAAGTGGCAACGTAGCCGCCTCACAGAGTGTTTAAAGCACATAGAAAATAGAAAATAATGGGGGATCTGTAATAGACCCCCCATTTTTCTTGAGCAAATATAGATAAATATTATTATAAAAGGGAGATACGACAGATGTCAGTTTCATCACTAACAAAATTTACTGTGCCATTAGACAGTGATCAGTCAGCTAACGCACAGGGCTTGCTTATGCCCAAACTTAAATATAGATTCCGTGCATTATTTGAAAATCTTGGCGTATCTACTCCACGGACGGAACTAACTAAACAAGTAATGGATATTACTCGACCCAGCGTTACGTTTGAAGAAATGGAAATTCCAGTTTACAACTCACGTGTTTATCTTTCAGGCAAACATAGTTGGGATATGGTTACAGTTAACTTCCGCGATGATGTAAACGGCGCTGTAAGTAGATTACTAGGCGAGCAAGTTCAAAAGCAATTTGACGTTCTAGAACAATCTAGTGCTGCCTCAGGCATTGACTACAAATTTATTACACGTTTTGAAATCTTAGACGGCGGCAACGGAGCAAGTGTTGCTAATGTGCTTGAAACCTGGGAACTATACGGATGCTTCTTGCAGAACGTGAACTACAATGATTTAAACTATGCATCAAATGAGCCTGTAACAATTACAGCATCTATCCGCTTTGATAATGCAGTGCAAACGCCAATCGGAGACGGCGTTGGTGCAACAGTGGCCAGAAGTATTGGCTCAGTTGTAACTGGTTAACTACTAAATTTATTAAGAAAGCCCCCAAGATTTTGGGGGTTTTTTTATGGATAAATACTGTATAGGAGAATTGGTTTGGCCAGTGTTAACACATTACTGAATTCACTTGCAAAAGGCGATCAGATTAAAGATTTTCAGCATGCTTCAAGGCTGTTTGTAGACAATAACTATGAACTACAGCCTAGGCACCAGCACCTATTTGCTGTAGTTTTTAACTTCACACCTGATGCCGCCCGCCTCTTTAACAGTGTGGAGAAGATGGAAATACCAATGTTGGTAAAGACTATAGATTTGCCAGGATTTAGTATCCAAACTGAAACACACAATCAATACAATAAGCAGACGCATAGTCAACATAAGATTAATTATAGCCCTGTAAATATTGCATTTCATGATGACCAAAGAGATCTTATAAGAAGTTTTTTACACACCTATCAAAATTTTTATTATAAAGACAGTAGCCACGCCTTGGGCAGTGGCATTTATAATACTGAAAACAAATACAGTGGTTATCAGAACGGCCAATGGGGTTTTAGTCAGGGCAACACAAGATTCTTTAAAGATATTAGAGTATACTCTATGTATCAAAAACGTTTTGCAGAATACACACTTATAAATCCTATCGTAACTAATATCGGGCATGATAGTCATGCATATGCCAGTGGCGGGTTAATGCAACATACTATGAGTTTTGCTTACGAAGCAGTAAAATATAGCACAGGGTTTGTTAATAACATTAATCCAAAGGGATTTGGTGAGATACATTATGATAAAACACCAAGTCCTCTGGGCACTGCTGGTGGATTATTAGATGATACTGTATTATTCCAAGGGGGATTGCTGGATACAGCAGGTAGTATAGCTCGAGATTTATTTGACGGAAATTTGCTTGGCGCAGTAATAAAAGGCGGGGTTATTTTCAACGAGGCAAGGGATATAGATTTAGGTGATGTGCTAGAAAAAGATGGCACACGCATATTAGGTAGTATTCTCAGAGGAGAAAATCCGTTGAACGATATTATTATTCCTACTACACAAGGCAGTCGAACACTTGGCGGCACTCCACCTAATAGAGGTTCAGTTGATAGGAATACTAATCCTTCTCCAAGCACAGTAACAAGCAATGGTGTCAGTGTGTTAAATAATGTATTTCGTACTCCTGGTATTAATCCAAATACACCAATAGGATCCAATCGTGCTGTGCCAAATCGCACAGGCACAAGGGCTACTCCTAACAATATTGGTGATATTCTTACAAATTTCTTTACAGGCGGAAGTAATGCAAATCAAAAGGCTACTAAAGTGCAGCAATTGGAACAAAGATTGGCTCAGCTGAATAGCCAAATAGCCAATCCCCCACCAGGCGGTGTCCCTACATTTATTATTAAAGAAAGAGATGATCTAAAATCACGAATTGATTTAGAATTTGGAATAGGTTTATAATGGCAATAGATACAAGCACAGAACTAGTAGATCCTAATACAAGTATAGATGACTATGTAACCCAATACTTCCAAGAGTACTTTGGCCAAAAACATGTAGTAGACCAAAACGACTTTGAATTAGTAAAAAGTTTTTTTCAAGCAAGAACAGACAACCCTAATAACCCAAGTGTGGGCGCAAACACAGTAGCAGTGCTTCTGGCTGCTGATCAACTTAAAGTATACCCAAGTGATATTATACAACGAATAGATACAGCAGATTACAAGAAAACTTTCTCATTAATATTAAACTTAACTAGACAGGGCGTTAGCTTAATAGGATATGAACAACCCAAAACAACATCTATAGAAAACAGTAGACAGGTAATAGCGTAATGCGTTGGGCCAATGGCTTGTATGAGATGGCAAATCCTACCAAGTATGCTGGTAATCGCAAACCCAGGTATCGCAGTAGTTGGGAACATGCTTTTATGCGCTTTTGTGATAACCATCCAAGCGTAATGAGTTGGGCAAGCGAAAGTATTAAGATACCATATCGTAATCCACTAACAGGCAAACAGAGTGTTTACGTGCCTGACTTTTTTATAATGTATCAGAACAGCAATGGCAAAAAACGTGCAGAGCTAATAGAGATAAAGCCAGAGAGTCAGACCAGATTAGGCGCAAAGACAAGTCAACACGACAAACTTGCTATTGCAATCAACCATGCAAAGTGGGAAGCCGCAGCAAAATGGTGCAAGCTCAAAGGCGTGCAGTTTAGAATAGTTACTGAAAGTGATATCTTTCATCAGGGTAAAAAGCGCAGATAAGTATTCGTATGACAAAAAAATTAGAATCACTTTTTGACCTTGATGATGCTGCTCCTGATGTAGATACTGAAGAAGCAGTTGAAGCAGTACAGGCTATTACAGCAAGTGCACCAGATCTTACCACAGCATTGGAAGCAGTGGACAAAATTGATGCGGCGTTGCCAATGATACGTGACTTGGAAACAAGTGACACTGAACTAGACGATATTGCTAACACCGCACGTAATACATTTCAAGATCTAATGGACCTGGGTATGAATGTAGAAGCACGTTTTGCAGGTGAAATTTTTAACAATGCTAGTAAGATGCTGGACACTGCACTCAGTGCCAAGAACAACAAGATAAACAAAAAGCTGAAAATGATTGATCTACAGCTAAAGAAGGCACAATTAGACCTCAAAAAGAAGCAGGCGGGCGAGCATGATGTTGAGGAAACTGAGGGTGTTGTAATGGATCGTAACCAGCTTCTTATGGAAATTTTAGGCAAAGAAGCATAAATATATTATAGGATGATAACTATGAAGACGTTTACAGATTACCTCATTGAGAACGAACAAGAATACACATTCCGTATTAAAATTGCATGTGAGTGCGATGATGATATGCTTGACAATATGGAAACTGCCCTTGAGAAATGGGACCTTAAAAGTCTTAGTAAACCCAAGCGTACCCCAATTCAGGAGCATCCCATGGACTTCCAAACATTGCAAAATGTAGAAGTTAACATTATGGATGCAGTACTACAATATCCTGCCACAGCAGATCAGATTTACCAGTATGTAAGTGAAACAGTGGGCATTCCACTAAGTCATATGGTTGTTATCAACAAAGATCATCCTGAAGAGATTGCTAGAGAAGAGTCCCTAAAAGAGGAAGACGAAGAGTATGTCGTCAAACTAGAAGACAGCGAATACAAAGACGCTGGTGATGTTAAAGTTGATGACAACTTTGGCGACAAATACAACGAAAATATGTTGAAAGATTTAGAGACTCGCAAATACGAGTTTGCAAAGGAATAGAATAATGCACATGATTGACGTAATGGCAAAACTGAAAGATATTGCAGAAAGCGGATACGACAACGAAGATATCCAGCGTGGCATTGATGCCGCAGCTACACAAGTATTTGCGGAAGAAGAAGCAGTTGCTGAAGAAGAACTTTCAGAAAAACGTGGCAGTAAAAAAAGAAGCATGCAAAAAAATGATGTTGCTAACGACAAAGAGCCAGTTGAAGAGGAAGAAGAAGTAGTTGAAGAAGGCTACTACGAAATGCCTCCCATGGATAGAGAGCGTTACACAGATATACCAGGTCTGGAAGGCCCATTTACAACACGCTCAGGCAAAGTTGTTTACTATGATCCCAAAGAAGGCAAGTATTACGATAGAGATTCCGATATGTATCTTAGTTATGAAGAGTTTAAGGATTATGATCAAAGTAGACCAGAAGACTTTAAGATTACCAAGATGGAATTGCCCAAAAGTATGGAAAAAGAGAGTGTTGAAGAAGTGCATGAAGATGTAGAAGAAGACACCAGCTTGGATGATATGCTTAAACTTGCAGGTCGCAGCGGTGTAATGGGACTTAGCCAGAACAACATCATTGCTGAAAGCCTAGAGCTTGACGAAGAAGATGAAGTAGAAGTTCGTGAAGACACTCAGGAAAATGAGGTCAAGCGTGTTATTGCTAAGATACTTGGCAGATATCGTCCTCTAACTTATGATGATTTTGATAACGAAGATCTAAACTCTGCTTTATATGATTTCTTTAGTAACAGTGGCGAAATACCATATGATGTTGTAACAAGTGGTGATCCTAATGAATGGATTTTTGATAAACTAAACAGTCTAGGTATGACAGAAGATTTACAAGAAGAAGCAGTGGAGGAAACTGTAGCAGTTCCTGTACAAGCACTTGAAGAACTAATGCGTCTAGCAGGTTATGAGAACTACGAAGCAAAGATCAACGAGTATGAAAACGATCCTGAAGTAGAGTATATGGACGTTGAGGATCAAATGATTGGTCTCAGTGGTGGACTTAATGGTCCTAAGAAAGCATATGCAGCCGCGGCAGGTGGTGACAATGCTATGGCACAGGAACCAACAGAAGTTGATGAGAGTTTAGAAGAATCATTTTACTCAGAGTATAGTAAGATGGTAGAAGATCTTAGATCAGAAGATGATTAAATCTTACAAAGATTATTTAACAGAAGCAGAGCAGGCTATGGTCCCACAGCCTGGAGACTGTCTGCATTTTATTACTGAAGATGGCGTTGAGCATATCCAGTTAGAAAGGGATTCCGCCGTCGACAAACTGGCAGACGCCGCTGGCATAAAAAAATATGGCAAAAAGGCCTGGGGTTGGATAAAAAAAACACTTGGTATTGGTGGTGGTGTTGGCGCCGGAGCAGGTGCAGGACTTTTAGGAGGCGCTCTATTAGGTGGAGGTGGTGGTGGTAGTGGTGCTTTTAAAGCAGGATATGATTTAGCCAGTAACCAATTTGTAGGTGATAATCCCCTTATAGAGACACTTAACAAACAAGTCCACACTGAATACCCACAAAATATCTCCCATTTTATAATAGATCTACGATAATCCCTTAGAGTAAAACTATATGGCAAGTCTTGACAATATGGTTCACGAAATACCAGAGCTATCTTTAGATTTGGATACGTGCTACAATGTAATACAACACGCAGAGGATACAAACTCTACGGATAGTAGCTTTCAGGTTCCTGATCTATACTTTAAATATCTCACTAATAAAATCTATGCTAAGATTGACAATGCAATTATAATGAAGTTTTGGCCTGATAGCTGGTTAAATTGGCATAAAGACGTAATAAGAACAGCCGCTATAAACGTATTACTAACTGATAACCATAGTAGCTACGAAAGTCTAATGATAAACCCCGCTACACATGAAGTACATAATATAAATTATACAACTGGCGTTCCTTTACTGTATAATACAAGAAATATACACATGGTGCGTAATAATCATTTAACTTGTCCAAGATATATTTTAAGTATCTCCTTTAACGATAACATGCATAGCGGCAGTAATTTTACGTTCCAAGAACTAGTCGAATTATATAATAGGAGGTTATTGATTAATAACACTCAGCAAGTACAGAAATCTCCTAAACTATACTGGTCTAAAGACAAAATTACTGCTGATATAGATAACCAAGTTTTAGATAAATACACTGCTAACTAAAATGTTAGTTTATGCAGGATACCACCTGCGTAGCCCTAGAACGGCCCAACAAGGAGAAACAAAATGGGTAGACCAATGAAACTTGCCGAAACAGTAGACGGCAATTTAAAAGTAGCAGCAGCAAATACCAGTGGTACAATTGGTGATACAGCCCTTAGCGGTAGTACACAGATCCAATTCACAGGATTTGTTGAAGGCGGTAGCGCAAACACAGGTTATGCTAGTGCTCAAAAGGGTTCAACAACATTTAAGATTACTACTTCAGACGGCACAGGAGATCTTATCCTAAACGCTGTTGCAAGTGGTTCACTTAGTGCAGGCGAATGCCAACTTACAGCAACTGACAGTGATGCAAATACTTACTATGTAAGTAAGATTACTTCACGTTATGTAACACTAGTACCAAACGATGGTGTACAGTTCACAAGTGGACAACGTGCACTATGGGTTGCTAGCGGTAGCGAAGTAAGCGGCTCAGCAGTCAGCATTCCGCTAGCATAATAAGGTTTTACTTTGGATATTAGCCAAATAAAACAACGCTTATCAAGCATTCAAAACAGTTGCCCTAGAACTAGGGCAACTGAATGCTTTTGCGAAAGCGTTAACAAGATACAAGAAGCAGAGCAAGATATAATTGCAGTCTGCAATCTTGAACACTCAGACACAGTGACGGGCACCATTCTGTTTATACAGCGCGGTGACAGTCCTACCTTAATAAAGGGAACAATCACTGGATTACAACCTGGTAAGCATGGGTTTCACATACATGAGTATGGAGACTTGAGCAAGGGTTGTGAATCTGCTGGTGCTCACTACAATCCTGACGGTGTAGATCATGGAGATCTGGAGCAGGGCCATGTGGGGGACTTAGGCAATATTGAAGCAAACGATCAAGGAATCGCAAACTTTAGTATTGTTTCAAAACGTGTTGATCTAACAGGTGATCGTAGCATCGTGGGCAGAGCCGCAGTGGTTCATGCTGATGAAGACGATCTAGGTCAAGGCGGAGATGAAGAAAGCCTCAAAACCGGTAATGCTGGGGATCGATTGGCATGCGGCGTAATAGTCCTTGCCAAAACAGATACCTAAGGAGATAAAAATATGAAAATTGTAAATTGGGTAAAAGACCGTATCGCTGAACGTACCTCATGGGACGGCGGCGTAGTAATTGCAGTTAGTGTTCTTGCACTAATTGCTAGTCCTATTATTAAATGGGTAGCATGGGCAGGGCTTGCCTATGGTATTTGGACAATTATTAAGAAAGACTGACAAATAACATTACGTTAAAGATTAAGGATCAGTGAGTAATATCACTGGTCCTTTTTTGTTAATAAGTATATTATGTAGGAGTTAACCATATGCGTGATGAATATTTTTTACCATTTAATGACATGATTGTCAGCACACGCGAAGAAACAGGACATGCACTACCAGAAAATGTAGAAGTCTATGTTAGTGCACTATTAGCAAGTTTTATCAATAAACCAGATTTTTTACCAGAAAAATCCTTTGCAGAGGCGTATGCTATTTTAACTAACAAAGATTACACTAGTGCTAAACATCTGGGAGACACTTGTTTATTTTTAAGCGGAGTCTTTCCTAAGTACGGGGTCCGATATGGGTTAAATAAGACATACTATAGACGTATTGGGAGCAGTAGTTACGGCATAGCCAGTGAACGACTACAACAAGACGTTTTTCAATTGTTGTCAAGACATTTTAATTTTGTAGCAGAATACATTCAAGTATCAATCAACCCAAGAGTAACTTTAAGGATTTTTGATGAGTCGTAGTTTAGAGGGTGTTTTAATAAAAAAAGCACACCAAAGCCAGAAGTTTACACCTGCCCAAGTACAAGAGTTTGCTAAATGTGCAAATCCTGTAACAGGTCCATATTACTTTATGAAAAACTTTTTTACCATACAACATCCTACAAAAGGACAGTTACTATATAAAGCATATGATTATCAAGAAAAACTGTTAGAAACATATCATACCCATCGATTTAACGTTAACATGTTGCCCAGACAAACTGGTAAGACAACCACAGCCGCTGGTTACTTGTTATGGAGAGCGATGTTTGTGCCAGATAGCATTGTCCTTATCGCTGCGCACAAGTATAGTGGCGCTCAAGAGATTATGAGCCGTATACGTTATGCTTATGAGCTATGCCCTGATTATATACGTGCTGGCGTTACTAGTTATAATAAAGGCAGTATAGAGTTTGAAAACGGATCACGACTCATAAGCCAAGCAACAACAGAAAACACAGGACGTGGGTTAAGTCTTAGTTTGCTATATTGTGACGAGTTTGCATTTGTGCGTCCTACTATTGCTAGAGAGTTTTGGACCAGTATTAGTCCTACACTGGCAACTGGTGGTGCAGCTATTATTACTAGTACACCTAACAGTGATGAAGACCAGTTTGCTGAGATATGGAGACTTGCTAACAAGTGTTTTGATGTAAATGGCAATGAAACGGATGTAGGTATTAATGGATTTAAAGCATATCGTAGTTACTGGCAAGATCATCCTGACAGAGATGAACAGTGGAAAAAAGAAGAACTAGGACGTATTGGTGAGGAGCGTTTTAGACGTGAACATGAATGTGAATTCATTATTAACGATGAAACACTTATCAATAGTTTAGTATTAGCCAGTATGCGAGGCGAAGATCCTATGTTTAACCAAGGCACAGTTCGCTGGTACAGAAAGCCTATGAGAGATAGACTATATATTGTAGCACTTGATCCTAGTTTGGGCACAGGCGGAGACCCTGCCGCAATACAGGTGTTTGAAGCACCTAGTATGACTCAAGTAGCTGAATGGTGTCATAATAAAACGCCTATACCACAACAAATAAAAATACTTGTAGAAATGTGCAAGTACATACAAAGTGAAACACAGAGCGAGAATAGTGTGTATTACAGTGTAGAGAATAACACACTGGGAGAAGCAGCTCTTATTAGCATTGCTGATATAGGTGAAGAAAACATATCTGGTATCTTTCTTAGCGAAACCAAGTCACACGGCAATGCTAGGCGTTTCCGTAAGGGATTTAACACCACACAGCGGTCTAAACTTAGTAGTTGTGCAAAGCTAAAAACACTAATAGAAACAGAAAGAATGACCGTTAACAGCAAGATGTTAGTAAGTGAACTTAAAAATTTTATTGCTAATGGTACTAGTTATGCTGCAAAAATAGGTGAAACAGACGATCTAGTAATGAGTACAATACTTGCTCTGCGTATGGCCACACAGTTAAAGAACTACATACCAGAGCTAGAAAACCAAATAAGGGATAGTAATGACTTTACAAGAGACCCTATGCCTTTTGTTTTAATTTAATAAATACAATATGAGTGCATTATCCAAAGATCTACACGAAAGACTACGTGGAAAATTTAATAGTCTAACAATGGGCAGAGATGACGGTGCTAAGACACTAGTGCCAGATGAATCAGTATTCTTTGAGTTCCAATTTACAGAAGGTGCAAATAACTACGGTAGTGTAGTTGTAAGTATCTTAGATGAAGGATCACTTAAAGTATATTTCAAAAGCGATATTATAGAGGAAGCAGACGCCAAAGGCAAAAGCAAATGGTATGATTTCCTAAAAGATCTTAGATTTTTTAGCTCACAAAATATGTTAAACTACGAAGCAAAAAATATTACAAAGTCGCGATTGGACAAAGCAGACTTTGATTTCTTAGTAGGACAAAGTAAAAGCAAGGATGACATAGCCATGGAAAGCAAATTATACGGTAGCAGACAAAAGAGTTATCAGGACCTTAACGGTGCAAAACTTATTGTTCAGCACACTAAAACTGTAGACGAAGATAAAATGGGAAGTCGCAGCAGAAACATTAGCGCAATTTATATTGAAAACGCGATAGGCGAAAGATTGCGGTTTGAGAACAACTATCTACCAGGGGCTAGAGCAATGGCTCGCCACGTAAGTAACGGTGGATATCAAAACGATGAATACGGAGAGCACATTTCAGAGATCATGGCAGAAATGAGCGAACTAAAATCCTTTGTTCGAGGTGTCAAACGTAGTGACTACGTTACTGAAGATAGCCAAGAGATCATTGACCTTGCGACTGATCGTTACTATGGCTTAAAAAGTACACTAGAAGCAGTTAGTAAGCAAAAAGGATATGTAAATTATTTTGAGAACTACGAGCCAAGCGATATTGAAGTTGATGAGAACGATATTAGTGATTTAAAAACAAAACTTACACGTGAAGTATTTGATGATAGATTAGAGAGTAGCCTAGGCGCAGTTAGCCGCGCAATCAAGATTAGAGAAAAAGAAGGTGATGTAGACTTTAACACATTTAATAAGTGGAAAAAAGAAGCACTGCGTAGAGGTTTCACAGTAGACGGTGATAACCTAGGCGCACAAGCAGTGGACCAATCAGGTGAACAGCAGGGCGGATGGGAAAAAGATCCACAATTTAGCGGTACTAGTTCAGAATGGGCTGGTTGGTTAGAAATTGAAGATGACGATACAATTGGTATTGGTGATTATCAGTTACCAGAAAAAGTTGATTTAATACCTGGCGGAAAATGGACATATCAGTCAATGGATATGCAGGACATGGGTAAGTCCGAACAAATAAATGCTATGCTTAGATTGACCCTAAGCGATATTGCAGACAGAGCAGTGGACAATGAAACACAAAACTTTGCTGCTAAGATGAGTGATTTAGTAGGATCAGAAGGTACACCATTTGGTCTTAAAACAATTGATCCAGAAGAATATAAACGAGAAAAGGCCAAAGCAGTTAAACTTGTAAAAATGGCTATCACACAGCCTAAAGCAATTGAAGGTCCTAAAGAAGACGTAGAGTCTGCAACATATGATCCCATGCAAGAGTATGAGGATACACTGGAAGATATTGTTTTAGCAAAAGAAGCAAAGCCAGACTACTTAGATTTTGACGGCGATGGCGACAAAGACGAGCCAATGAAAAAAGCACTCAAAGATAAAGAAAAGAAAGACGAGTCCATTGAAGTAGACCTTGACGAAGGGAAGATGAACAATGCGACGATGCAAGCAAACAGTCCAAGGATTGAAAAAGCAAAAAAACTTATGGGTCCATCTACAAATAGAAAAGAAGGCATACAGATGGTTGCAAAAGGTATGCCCACTTCAGAAAAAGAGGCTACTAAACTGGTTGATACAGTTATAAAGATGACGATGCAGAAGAATGACTATGTCCCAGAAAAAGTTGACCTTGATGAAGAGCCTAACGAAGGCAATAAGTTTTCAGGAGAGCTAGATAAAGCTAAAAAAGATGGAAAAGATGAGTTTGAAGTAGACGGTAAAAAATATAAAGTCGAAGGTCGTATATCAGACGTACATCTAGAGATTACACAGATGATCGACGATGGCGAAAGCGACGAAGAGATCAGTAAAGTAACTGGATTTAGTGTAAGAGACGTAAAGGCAGTAAGAAAGCAGGTAAGCGATGAGCCCGCTGAATATGATGAAAGCATTGAATGGCTTAAAAAGGCAGCAGGCGTAGGGTCAACAGCAAATAGTAACTTTGGCATTAGAGAAGGCGAGCAAGGGTACCAGAAAAAACTCAGAGACGAAATAGGCAAATATCTAGAAAGTCTAAACTAATCAAGCCCCCTAGGGAGGGAACACCCCCCGCCCTAATAAAGAGGTCAGCATCGCCCCCGGCGCTGGCCCCTTTTTTTTATCAGAAAAATGCAATTTAATACTTGACTGTATAAATACATACGTTATATACTATATGAATGTTAACAAGGTTGTTAATGATTATGGTATGTATCTTAGGCATACAACAGGCTAAACATAGGCAAAAAGGAGAACAGGCATTATGGCATCTTTAGCAGAAATCCGTGCAAAACTAAAAGCACAAGAAACCCGTTCAGAGCGAACAGGTGGCGGCGGCGACAACGCAATCTTCCCACATTGGAATATCCCAGAAGGTTCAACATCAGTATTACGTTTCCTTCCAGATCAAGACGAATCAAACACTTTCTTTTGGAAAGAACGTCTAATGATTCGTTTGCCCTTTGCAGGCGTAAAGGGCGACCACTCCAATCAAGTAACAGTTCAGGTCCCATGCGTAGAAATGTGGGACGATACTTGCCCAGTACTGTCAGAAGTACGTGGCTGGTTTAAAGACCCAAGTCTTGAAGATATGGGTCGTAAGTATTGGAAGAAACGTTCATACATTTTCCAAGGCTTCGTAGTAGAAAATTCTCTAGTAGATGACAATCAGCCAGATAATCCAATCCGTAGGTTTGTTATTAGTCCCAGCATCTTTAACCTTATCAAGGATGCACTTATGGATCCTGATATTCAGGAACTTCCCACAGACTATGATGCAGGACTTGATTTCCGTGTTACAAAAACAACCAAGGGGCAGTACGCTGATTATTCTACTAGCAAGTGGGCTCGCAAGGAAACCGCACTAACAGAAGAACAACGTGCAGCAGTTGATAGTTTTGGATTACATAACTTGACCGACTTCCTGCCCAAGCGACCAAATGCTGCAGAGCTTGGTGCTATTAAGGAAATGTTTGAGGCGTCTGTAGATGGCCAACCATATGATGTTGAACGTTTTGGACAGTATTACCGTCCATATGGAGTTGATGCTCCTGCAGGTTCCTCTACGTCTGACACACCTGCACCAGTGGCAACACCAGCGCCAACACCAGAAGTTGCTGATACACCAGCCAAATCTGCTCCAGTAGCAGAAGTGGCTCCAGAACCTGCTCCAGTAGCAGAAGCGCCAGCAGGCGATACTGGTGGCAAGAGTGCAGAAGACATTCTTGCAATGATCCGAAGCCGTCAAAAGGCCTAGGTATAATGGGGAGGGTATTTGCCCTCCCCACATTTCTTAAAAAACTGGAGATATAATATGGCTAAACCCTTTGACGTAAGTAAATTTCGCAAGGACATAACCAAATCAATTGATGGATTAAGTGTAGGATTTCATGATCCAACTGACTGGATCAGCACAGGTAATCATGCACTCAACTATCTTATTAGTGGCGACTTTTATAAAGGTGTACCTATGGGTAAGGTAACTGTGTTTGCTGGAGAATCAGGCGCAGGCAAAAGTTACTTTGCTAGTGCAAACATCGTAAAGAATGCACAAGAGCAAGACATCTTTGTTGTGCTTATTGACACTGAAAACGCACTAGACGAAGCCTGGTTACATGCACTGGGCGTAGATACAGATGAAAGCAAACTACTTAAATTAAGCATGAGCATGATTGATGATGTTGCAAAAACTATCAGCACGTTTATGAAAGACTACAAAGGTATGACTGAAGAAGATCGTCCCAAAGTATTGTTTGTAATTGATAGTTTGGGCATGATGCTCACACCAACAGATGTTGATCAGTTTGACAGAGGCGATATGAAAGGTGATCTAGGACGCAAGCCTAAAGCACTTACAGCTCTAGTGCGTAACACAGTTAACATGATTGGCAGTTATAATGTTGGTATGGTGTGTACTAATCACACTTATGCAAGTCAAGACATGTTTGATCCAGACGACAAGATTAGTGGCGGACAAGGATTTATCTATGCATCAAGTATTGTAGTTGCCATGCGTAAACTTAAACTAAAAGAAGACCTGGATGGTAATAAGACATCTGAGGTTAACGGTATCCGTGCAGCATGTAAGGTTATGAAGACCAGATACGCAAAACCTTTTGAAGGTGTACAGGTAAAAATTCCATATGAAACAGGTATGGATCCTTATAGTGGATTGCTTGATATGTTTGAGAAAAAAGGATTGCTTACTAAACAGGGCAATCGTCTCAAGTATACTACAGCCGCTGGTGAAGAAATGCTAGAGTTCCGCAAGGGCTGGACAGCAGATAAGTTAGAAGTTATCATGTCTGATATTTCAAATGGTTTGCTAAATAATTCCACGGAGGAGTCTTCCGAAGAAGAGCAAGAATCCGAAACTATAGAGGACTAATATGGAAGAGGATGAAATTTTAGTAGAATCCTGGCTAATCCTAAAAGAATATATTAAAGATAAACAGCAGGCCGCTGACCACTGGATTGGTGTAATGATCGATAATGGCATTGATGAAGACCAGTTAACAGCACTTGCTGCTGGAGATCGTTATCTAAAAACAGCAATTGAATATAATGGCGGACTAGAAGAAGACCCTTACTTGGACGAGGACGAATACGATTTTTAAATGTATTTCCCCTTAAAGCAAAAACCAGCATGCCAATTAAAGTGGACATGGAGCACTATTAGACTGTACGAAGGTTCTACTAGTAGCTGTCATCGTGTGGAAAAAGAGTTTATTACAGCAGACGATTTTGAAACGTTTCATAACACACCCCTAAAACTTGAAGACAGAACTAAAATGTTAGCAGGTGAATGGCCCGGGCGTGGTTGTGAATATTGTAAGCATATAGAAGATGCAGGCGGTACTAGTGATCGTATGCAACACTTATCTATTCCAGATCTTACTCCTGTAGAACTAGAAACAGATCTGTCAGCAATTGAAGTAACACCAAAAATTATAGAGGTATATTTTGATAATGTGTGTAACCTTAGTTGCTTGTATTGCTGGGACGGATTTAGTAGTAAGATACGTAGTGAGAATACCAAACACGGCAGATTTGAACAAAACGGTGTTGTAATTGACAATCGTGCACAGCTTGTTGATAATTTACCAGAGCTAACACAAAAGTTTTGGAAATATTTGGAAACACACAGAAATGGTGTTAAACGTTTTCATTTCCTAGGTGGAGAACCATTTTATCAACGGCAGTTTGATTACGCACTAGAGTGGTTTGAAAA